TTAGTTTTTCTTTCGGAAATCTATGTTTGTATCAAAAATTGAATTTTCATAATACGTAAAATTCATCGTTGGCTGTTGATAGCTTTCTTTTTTCAGTTTGTCATTTACAAAAACGGTAAATCTATTACCTCTATATGCTTCATGCCAATTATTCATTTCTATCAACTTATCTATAATAGGATATTCATTCTCTAAAATCATTACGTCAGGCGGGTACTTTTTTAAAATTTCATCCCAGCCGTCAGATACCAAATGAAATTTCTTTAAAAGAGGTATCATTTCATCATAATAGACTTCTTCATATCTTCCATCCATATATATTAAATTGCTTGGATATAATTTATAAGATACATAACTGCCAAGTCCTAAATTTACAAGAATATTACCTTTTAAATTATTCGCTTTCACAAATTCTGTTTCTAATACAGGAAAAACAAAACTTACTTTTGGTCTGTAGTCTGCGACCCTTAAAAGCGAAAAACAAAATAAAGCCAAGAATGTATAAATTACTAAATTTTTCCACTTTGTTAATGAAAAGTTTTTTATCATAGAATAAAAATCAATATATGCAAAAGCAATACCAACAATAACAAAGAATCTTATTAGTTTTAAATGTTGTATCGCAAGAATACACGTAATCAATATTAACAGAAATTTAGTCTTATCAGCTTTAGCATAATTAAAACCGTCTTTGAAAACTTTTATACATTCTAACCCCAATATAAAAAGCATAAAGTACTTAAATGCAAAATATGAATACATATGGTATGGTGAGAAGATTCCCCACCACTCAACAATGTCTTTTCTTGCCATAGTATTTGCCATTAACAAAAATTGTAAATATTTAAAGCCATACGGATTTATCAATAGCAAAGGAATTGTCGCTAAAAGAGCATAAAGATAATATTTAAATGTTTTTTTATTTAAAGCTTCTCCTACTGCATATATCAGCATTAAACCTAAACCGGCAACCATACCTCCGTGAATATTGTTCCACAATATCATCAAGAAAGGCAGAACTGTCAAAATTTTATATTTTTGCTTAACCCTTGCATATTCCAACACATACAAAAACATTGCAAAAAACATAAATGTAAACATATGACATCTTACAGGATAGAAAAATAAATCCTGAATTACATATATTGCAAAGAAATAAAATACAATATTATATTTTGAAATACTCTTAGGAATATTAAGTTCAATAACTTTAAATACAAAATAAAATATCAAAAATGTTAAAATAGTCTGAAGCAATATAATACCCGCAGCTCCAAACCAATGCTGAAAAGCATATATTATTACACTTGCGCCCCATTCATGATCTATCCATTCGTGAGTCGGAGTATACGATAAAAAATCATGAGTTAATATATGTCCTGTTTGGAAAACATATTTCCCTACAATCAATCTTGCCCACAAATCATAATCATATCCCAGTGCATGCGATGCAAAACTTAAACAGATTAAGAATAAAAATACATAAAAAACTATATTTTTAACTTTTTGCATAGACTTATTATAACATTATTTTTATTTAACCGCAATAATGCATTCATAAATTCTGTCAATTTTTTCTTTCATCTCAAATACTTGCTCTTTTAAATCCTTTACACTATTTAATGTAGCAAATTTTTCTTCAACATCATCTATTATCTCTCTGTGTTTTTTTCCCAATTGTTCCGGAGTTACAACAACTCTTTGTTGAATTAAAAACACCATTATAACAACTATTAGCGGTGCATATTGTATAAAAGTTTCCATAAATTTCTCCTTTTTATAAAGTTATCGGCCAGTAATATTCAACAAGATATGATGCCGCATCAAACGGATGCATTAAAAATTTTAATTCTTTCGCATTTTTAATTTGTTGAAATGTAGGGATATCTATTCTTGATGAACCCTCTTGATATTTTAAATTATAAATATTGTATAAAAGTTTTTCACACTTTTTATCAACAAAAACACTAATATTTCCGTCTATTGAACGTACTTTTGCATTAAATGCTGCAACTCTGTTTTTTATAGGAGGATTAAAACTTCTTATCTTTACTTCTGTTTCATAACCGAATTTTGCAAAAACTTTCTTCATAATTACATAATTTGTAAATTCACTTGTACAACTTCTGTTATCACCTGATGCATCACCATTTATGATTATTTTTCCTTTATGGTTAGGATATCTATTTACAAATTCTTCGCATGCCTTTTCTGTTGTTGTATTCTCCATCACAATTTCATCAAAGAAAAATACTTTGTCTTCTGTTTTATGTGCAAGTATCCAACTCATAGGATCAACATTAAAATCACAGGTAATATGAATATCTAAATCTTGCTGATACTTAATCTCCCTTATATTATCTCCCTTAAACCCTTTTACTACAAGACCTGTATCATAATCACCTGTTTGAGCTAAGACAAATATATTATAGTATTTTTCATCATACAATTTTTTCAATTCATCACAAAATCCATCCGGTAGATATATATTTTGATGTGTAGGAGCAGAAATCAAACGATAATTTGGCATCGGATTTTCAATAAATGTATTATACACCCACCCTTTATTTAATTCTGGATTTGTATGACCAAATATTCTATATTGAAAATTTTTCCACATCTTTTTTTTAGTTTGTCTTAATCTGGCAAGAAGCATTTTAAAAGTAGAAAACGGAATATCTGACATTTCTTCAATTTCAACAAATCCTAAATTTAAAGATTTTAATTTATCAGGTTCATCGAAATGTCTGAATAATATTTCTGAACCATTTTTGAACATTAAACTCTGAGTTGAACTTGACCATTCATAATCAAGACCTGAAATAAATCCCATATTTTCTAAATGTTCAAAATAAGACTGTAACGTTGTGTCTCTTACAAGAGTATATGTTTGAGCCCCGCAAAGCCCTCTTATTCCTGCGAATTTTAGACATAATAATATTCCAAGTAATGAACCTGCAAATGTTTTACCTGATCCAAATCCGCCTTGATATACAGCCACATCTATACTGTACGAATGAGGAATCTCCAAAAATTCCCTCTGTGATTTTAATAATTTATATCCCATTTCTCCACCTTAAGCAAAGGGTTAAAAACCCTTTGCCCTTTGTCTTAATATATTTATCTTTCATTTACCAAAAAATTATTTGAATTTTCTATTCCGTATTGTTCTAAGGCATATTTAAAGCATTCTATCCAATTTATCTGCTGTGCCAATGTTGGAATTTCAGCAAATGATTTAACAACTTCAAATAATTCTTTAAGTCTTAATTTACGTTCGGCGGAAGCTTTTCTATCACCATAACGATAAATGTATTCTGCACCTCTGATAGAATCATCTATTTCCAAAAAGGCAAATTTCCCTCCGTCATTTATACAGACTGTTTCATTTCCAACTTTAAAATTAGATATTATTTCAGCAGTTTTTTCTACCATAGGTATAATTATTTTTCTACTTATAGCATCAAGAATCATATTTAATCTTGCAGACTGTCCGCTTACAGAATAACTTACTTCTGTAGCTGTTCTTGATTGAGATTGAATGTTGCCTGCCATGTTTTTAAATATTCCTGTTGCACTCTCAATCGTTGTCTTAAAATAATTTAAGAAATCCCAACCATTTAATGCTTTATCAAAACTTAACGGCATAGGAGCTTGAGGCATTAATGCAGAATCATATTCTATTATTTTACCGGGTTTTACTTCTTGTTCTCCTTTAAAACACCCTTTTGGAGCAAGGTATGGAGGATTCATCATAAGTGCCAGTGCATCTAGTTGCTTATTCATTATAGTTGAAGAAATATTATTTAAAATAATTGCAACTCTCAACGGTGATAAGCCCCTCGAAGTAACAGGAGATTCAATTATATTTGCATGTATAAACGGATTTATTACAAATGGATTTGATTCAAAACGTATTATCTCTTTTCTACCTGCCAATACTATAAGCATATTTTTCAAAATTTCACCGTTTTCAAGCTCAATATCACCCCAATACTCAAGTATTTCTAATTTGTTTCCATCTGTACTTTTATCAGTATCTTTGAAATTTTTGTTGCTTAAAAGTTGTTTTAAATTTTCCAATTTTTCTTTAGTTAAAAAATTATTCAATGTATTATTTTTGATTTCATCAAAAGAAGAATACGTACGATAAATTTTTGCACAATTGTCCCAATTTTCTTTATTTTGAACATCAAAAACAAAATCCTCAGGCTTTATATACCTAACCTTTGCATTATCATAAACAACTTTATTTTCAATAACAAAACTGCCTTCATCAAAAGATATTATTTCTTCTTCAATAGTTTTAGGGCGTCTTATATTTTTAATTTTTGTTTCCCAACCTACAAAAAGTGTACATTCTCCTGTTTCGACTACAGAATCTATTACTTTTTCAATTTCATTCTCAATATTCATCTTTTCAAAAGTATTAACAAGCATAGCTTTTTGACGATTTGCAAACATTTGTGTTTCCGGAGTTGCCCCTGAAACATCAAACATTCCGTCAGGATGAGAATACAAATTTTCGCTTATATGAGCTTTCAATGTTTGAGCCAGTTCATATATATCCGGTAGTTCAAGTTTTGTATTCCATTCTTCGATATTCGGGAGTTTTTTAGAATATATAGAATCCCTTACAATTTTTATGTCTGACAATTGCAGTAATCTTGCAGATTCATATTTATCGTATTTATTTGAAATTTGTTTTACCAAATAAAGATTTTCTTTATCATTTATTGTCGCAGTTAAATCAATTTTTTCTATTTGCATTTTTCTCTCCTTAAAATTGAATATATTTCCACATCTTGAAACTTATTATGTTTAAGTGTTTCACCCTTTAAAACAGCTTCTTTTTTGAAACCTAAAGATTTTAGTAACCCTTTTACAGCATTATTTTCTTTAAAAACAGAAGCTTTTATTTTTTGAAAATTATATTTTTTAAAACTATATCTAATAAATTTTCTAGCGGTGTTTCTTACAATAGACCCCCAATATTTTCTGCAAAAACACGTATTAATCTCAGCAGAATGAAATTTATTTTCAGACCCTACAAATTTATCAAAATATGCAAAACCCATAAAATTCTCTGTCTTTGCATCCAAAATAACCCAAAAAAATCTTCCTGAATTTTCTATGAGACGAAATAAGGACTCCGATAAATCTTTGTCTTCAAAGTAATCGTCAAACATGTAACGCTCGTATTTCACCATCAATTTAAAAATATCAGGTAAGAAATGAAGATTTCTGTATTCATTTATATTTCTGTTAATTATCACCTTTGCAAATTTAACCATTTATTGACTTTTATCCTTTCTTACGCTTATAATCAGATATACATAGGAGTTTTTATGGATTCGGAAAATTTAATTATTGAACAGTACAATATTTACTCTCAACATAAAGAAAAATTTGTTGATAGAAGTTTTATGACCAATAAATTCTACAATGTCCTAGTTATTGTTCTGTTTATTTTAATTTTTCTTATGAAAGATTTCGTAATTTGCAAAATCTTTTCTGCAGGAGCGATTTTCTCTCTTATTGGAATTCTTGTAAGTATTTTATGGTGGCTCAATATAGATACATATAAATTTTTAATCAAAATTAAAATTTCTAAAGCTCTTGAAGAAATTGAAAAACAACTTCCTATTCAACCATATACCATGGAATTTACAGCTATTAAATCTTCTCGCAGAAAGAAACATCATTTTTATTTTGCAGATATACAAAAAGTTTTTGCAGTAATATCTCTTTTGTTATTTATTTCTCTAATGCTTGCAACACTAATTCCTGCTTTTATATAAATTTTAAAGCTCGATACTTTCAAATTTTACAAAAAGAGTATCCGTTGAAAAGATATCTGTTTCTTTTCTTTTAAATTTTTCTCTTACATCATTTTGCATACCAATTAATGCTTCCGCTTGAAGACCATTTATTAATGTTTCAATTTGAGTTTCTTTGTTAAACACTCTAAATACCGCTTTTTTTGTAAAGATTTTTTCAATTGGTGCATCCTTTATATTAGTTATAATAACTTTTGATTTTTTACCTACCCTGTTATTAAATGCATTTTTTAATTCTTCTTGCATTTTTATTCTTATTAATTCATCTATTGATTTGTTATTTAATAATATTTCTTCTGTTAAATTTTCTGATTTTTTCATTTATTTCTCCTTTAAAATTTACTATTAATGTTGCTTTTTTACACTATAAAATGCATTGTTTTATATTTTTTATCAGAATTGCTATTTAGCGAAACTTTATCTTTGCTTAAAAAGAGTTTTCCTTAATTTGATTATATTTTTTCATCATCAAGATTACTTATCGTTATAATCTTTGTTGAAAAGCCATCGGGTATTTCTTTGGAATTAAATCCTAAATATTTGCAAAGACTTTCTAAAGCTTTTAGTGCAGCTGATGTATCACGTAATTTTTTCTTACCTGTTGAAGAACCATCCTTATCCAAAACATCTTCCTCTTGTAAAGAAAATTCCGCTATCTGAAGCAACTTTTGAACAACATAACCTTTTTGAACTCTTAAAGATTCTATTTGAGATTTTATTTGAGATTTTATTTCCTCAATTATTTTTTTATTGTTCAAAAGTTTATTTGCCAAACTTTTTATATTTTTCTGCTTGTAACCGGCTTTTTTTAAAGCGTATTCGGCATCAAGCGTTTTTATATATTCAGTTATAAATATTTTTTGTTGTTGTGTTAAATCCATAATGTTAAGTTTTCTTAATAAATTTGCCCCATAAAAAATAAAACGTTATTATAATTATGCTATTTATATTTCGGCTAGTGTAAAATCTACCGGTTGAGTTATTCAGCCGGTTTCTTTTTTGTTAGAACTCACTTTTTATCCTAATATACGGACTTTGAGATGAGGAAGTACAAAGCTTTGATCGCAAATTAGCCAACGCTTTATTATACATTGCATTCCAATAATTAAATTTTGGATACTCCAAATTTCCCTTCATTTTCATACACGTACCATATACAAGGAGTGGTTCTGCAAAAGTATCGGGGATTAGAGTTTCATCTGTTTCTAATACCATTTGTACTTGCTCTACACCATCTAAAGATTTTGCAAAATTATTCGTATAATATATTACATTTATTTTTTTGTCTGTACTAAAAACAGGCATTAATAACATATCATTTAAAATCGAATAAGTTTTATCTTTAGCTCCATCAAATAAAAATTGCTCATAATCTTCGCTAAAACTATATTTTGCATTATCAACCGATAACGTTTTAATTCTACCGTTAATTACATTTTTTATTTCTCCTGTACCAGAGGGAAGAATAATTGTTTTTTTTCTTAGAAGAAAATTCCAATCATCACACGTACAAACTTCTGCATTTACTATATTTAAAATATTTTTAATTTTAAGGTGGTCATTCTTTGTTAATTCTCTAAAATCAGCAACTTTTTTATAATTTAGCTCCACCAAACATTTATTAATCAAATCAAAATATTGCATAACATACCTTTCTTATACAGCTCTTCCATAGGCTGTACAAGAAAATTAAATTTCCTGTACAACCCTTACTGGAGGAGTATTAACGAATTAAACCTTGTTTTAATTGTTCCATTATAAGTTTTTCGTTTTTGATAAATTCTGAAGATGACATTTTATCTATTTGTTTTCTTGTAAAAGCAACCTGCTTATCAGACGAATCTTTCGCGTTTTGTGCGTTAGCAGATAATCTGCTCTTTGCCTCCTCATTTGTCTGTTTTAGTTTTGCTTCATACTCAGCTTGTTTTATATATCTGTCTACTGCTGATTTTTCCAACTTTTCAACAAGATTTGATATATGTTCAAGCTCTTGTTTATCAAACTCCAAGATACCCGATTTAATATAATTTAAAACATCCAAACGACTGTCCGTCTTAAAAAACTCGGGATTTTCTTTCTCAAACTCAATAATAGCCTGTGTTTTATCAAATTGTCTTTTTTCTTGAGAATTATTTTGAACTTTACCAGACGGCTCAGATTTTAAATCACATTGTTGTAACTCAGCGTAGCCCTTTTTTATTATTTGTTGAATTAAACTTTCTCCTTGTTGTGGATTTAAAACACCTGATTTTAAAAGCATTTCAACTTTTGAAACATCTTCTTTTGCCTGACGTTCAATTTCTTGAATTTTTTGAGTAATTTGACTTAAAGTATTATTTTTATCTTCATTTTCAGATTTATTTTCAACATCTGACAGTAAATTTCTCTTTTCGCTATTATGTTTAAGAATATCTTTTTCTTTGTCATCTTCTGATAAATTTTCTTCAGATAAAGTTTCCTCATCTTTTACCGAATTTATAGTTTCATCGTTTTGAATGTTTAACATAAGCTACCTTTCTTGTTCGTATTGAACACTTTTCATATACGTAACGGCTTGTTCAACAGCTTTATCAATAAATTTAGAAAGCAATAAAACTATAATTGACTTAAAAGGTTGTGCAACAGGAATTTTAGATACAATAAACTCTATTGCTTTTGTTTTCTTTTCATATCCTGAAGCAGAACTTAACTCGTTTTCTGCCATCATAACCGCAGAATATGCCGTTTCTTTTATTATTTCTTTTATTGTTTTAAACATACTTATAAACCCTTAATTATGTATATCCAATCTATCGGCCTATAATTCTTAATCGTTGTTATTATTTGTTTCAGGTGCTACATAATTTGGATCAGCAACAACCATTTTAGCCAAAGCTTTTGGTACTACTGTTTTTGCTCCATATAAATATAAGCCTCTTATCAAATCAGAGAATGAATCTTTGTCTCTCAAACTTTCTATTTTGGATAATTGAGAAGCAAAAGTTATGGCATCATTTGTTCCGGCAAGTACATAAAATTTTCCTGATGTTGCTGTCAAATTTGTACTTACAAGAACATCCATGCCGGCAATTCTTCCAATAGAGCCTTCTCTTAATGTTTCATCTGCAACATTATGTGCACCGATAAATTCTGTAGATTGAAGCAAATATGATTCTATAATCGGATTTATAACTACCCAAGGTTTTTTATTTCCGCTTACAGCATCCGAATTTTTAAGAGCAAGAGCTAAATCAACAAAATAAGAATATATTGTAGACTTATTTAAAGTTACAGGTGAAGCATCACTTCCTACAATATTTCCTTCCGCAACATTTGCATGCATACCCAAAAGATAGGAATCTTGAACTTCTTCAATAGCTTTTTTTGCTTTATCTAAATGTGCATCCATTATAGATAAATTTGACTGTGCTTGAGCAATATCATTAATTTTAAATGCAAAATATTTTTTTTGGTCAATAACCAAGTCTTGAGAGGATGGAGATAATTCACTGTAAGATAAACTATCAGTTCCCAAAGTAGAAATAGTAACATCAGCAGGAGAAATAATTTTAACTTTATCTCCCTCATTTTTAATTTCACCTTCATAATTTCTGTTAACGCATTGAAGCATAACACAGTTTTTTTCCAGCATAGTGTTTAATTTTTTACTCCAAACTTCCGGAATAAAGGCCGAATAAGCATTTGTTTGTTCTGTCATTTTTGTTTCCTTTCTTTTTTACTACCTACAAACTTCAGAGATTACTACTCTGTATAAATTTCTTTAAATTCAATACCGATAATTGCCGCAGAACTACCAAGTTCATAACCTTCAACGCACAATTGAACAGCATAATTAACTTCTGAAATCTCTGCTTTATACATCGTATCTGCACTTACAGACCATAATGATAAATTATCCTCAAAATCCCATACATCATTAAGGGATTTATATTCATCTGACCAGTGCAAATTATTAAAATTAGTGGAATATATTTGTTCAATATCGTCTTTATTTTCACTATCAAAATTCTTATAAACAGAAAACGTAAAATTATTTTCGTAAGTTTCATCAAGAATAAAATAAAATTCATCTATTGATTTTCTGACACTTGGATTTCCAAGAGACAGAAATGGTGATTTCCACATAAACTCAACAGGTTCACCGTCAAAAGTAGTTCCATAATCTTCCATATAAATTTTACCGTTTTTATCAGCAGTTAAAATTTTATTATCATATATGCAAGCAGTTGTAATATCTTGAGGTACGACCCTTTTAAACCAAGCTTTATTTACGTAATCATTTATCCAAATTGTATGGAAATACTTATCATTTGAATATGGGATAAAATACCATATTTGATTTTTAAATTCATAATGTAAAACTAATACTTCATTTAACCTGTTTTTATCAAAATTTTTAAATTCTGATTTAATTTTATGAGTAATGTCCTCACCAATCATAATTTGATTTAATGTTCCGACTTCAAGTGGATAAATCCCGTCTGACATAAAATATTGTTTATTATTTACATTAACTACACATTCATTAGAATATGTTCCTTTATCAGCAAAAGGAATAATTGCAAAATCATCAGGATTACTGCCGGATAAAAGATATACTGATTTTTCTTTATATATTGCAAGATAATCTTTATAAGGTTTTAATGCTAAAATTTCATCTGCATCTGTATAAAAATTATTTATATATCCAGCATCATCATCTGTTTGAAAATCATTAAATTTTCCCAAAGCTGAAAAATATAAAGCTGAATCTTTTGCTGCCCAAATTCTACCTTTATATACAGCAATAATATTTGTGCAAATATAATCATTATTAATATTTTTCAGATTGCAATCACATACGGTAAAATATTCATCATTCTTTAAAAAAATTAATTTACTAATATCAGAAGCAATAAGCGTACCGTTTAAATAATCGGTAAACGTAATTTTATTGTGAGGAATAGACATTTCAGATAATACAATAGTATTATTATCAAAATTATAAATATAAATTGAACCAATTTCTGTAATTATAATTAATCTTCGTTTTGAAGAATATTTTAATTCATGCATTGCAGAAATTTTTTCATTTGATTGCAATGTAAAAACATTAGTATTTCCTTTTTGCTTTATAATACCTCTATTTTGAAGAATTTCTACATTTTTTGAATCAGTCCAATAAATATTTTTTGTATCTAAACCAAGCTCTGTTTTTGTAGATGCCTGATTTATCCCACCGGATAAATTATAATAATATGTTTGCATTAATTTACTCCTTAATTATTACTTATTTGATTTACGTACCATCTTATTTTTGAACGAATAAATTTACCAACTTCATCTTTTTCAAGCCACGAAAAAGGAGGAAGAAAAATAATATCAATTTTTCCTCTGCTGGCAGAAGAAGGATGAAGCTTGCCAAATTCATAATGAGTCATAATATTTGTACTTTTAACAGGAATTTGATATTTTATTGCAAGTAGAGCACAAAGTTTCATAGCAGCTTCAAATTGAACCCGAGTTATAGGACAACTGCCGATATGATTTTTATCTTTAAAGTTTAGCATTCCACACAAAGCAACACCAATAGAACCTGTATTACCACCTCCGGTATGTGCTGCATACATTCCGCTAATACAATTTAAATTAGCTTCCGGCTTAAATTTACCAAGACTAACATTACCTAATGAATCAATCAAAAAATGATAACATTCCTTATCGTGAGAATTTGGCACAGGTCCACCTGCTGTCCAATGCAATATTATGCGTTTCATATTTACCCCTTTATGCAAATTTCATGGCATATTTTCTCAGGTAAACGGCTACCGCAGCTGTTCTATTTCTGGCATTTAACTTCAAAATAAGTCTTGTAATATGAGTTTGTATTGTTCTAGGAGAATTCTTCAATTTTTTAGCTATTTCCTTATCAGAATATCCTTCGCATAATAATTCCAATATCCGAATTTCTCTTGCAGATAATTTCATATTTTCTCTTTCGTGTAAAATCTTTAATCTCAT